CAAGGGGAGATCTACCTCATCTCCTACCCTTCCAACTCCCTGATTCGCCTCACCTTCCCCTTCCTCCCCTGTAATCTAGATATATATAGATGTAATGATATAGCCCCAGAGTTATCCACAGGCTGCCAGCGCCCCGCCATCTCCCACACACCTCCTTGGGAAATTTCAGGGGAGAATGGGTTCAAGGGGAGGATCGTTGATTTGTATACAATTGTAGAATGCTGAGTCGAGGGAGGTCGTGTAGAATCAGTGGGCTGGCCGAGCCCTCGGCACACAATGTGGAGATGTATACAATGCGCAATTTGCGAGACAAGCGGCTGTCGCGCGCGACCGTGGCGAAGGTCATCGCGCTCGAACGGCAGATCCGGCGGCTGATCAAGGCCGACCTCGCCGTCTACGCGGCCCGAGAGGGGCTGCGCGCTGGCGCTGGCGACCACGAGGCGCTCGAGCGGGCGCAGGAGGCGCGCACGGCCCGGCTGGCCGCGGCAGGGTACGCAACCCCCGGCGGTTCGATACCCCTCGCGCCCGGCGCTGGCACCGGGTAGAATCGGACCCTCGGCGGTTGGCGAGGACGGTCTCCCCTCCCCCCAGCAGCCCGACCGGGCCGCGCGCTTCGCCAGTTGTCGCGCGGTCCGGTCACCTACCCGACGCGGGGACTCTCCCGCAGACCCACGACCTGATGCTCGACGCGCCGCGCAACCCGGCTCCCGAAAGGGCGGTTTGTATACCGTGTAATACATGTATTATGTCAAATCGGGAGGGTCGTGTATAAAACGCAACAAAGTTAATTAGTATACATTCGACCCGGCTCGGGCCCAGCCCGGCCGCGGCCCGCCGCCCTCCCCGCCCAGATCCCGAGCGCCCCAGTACGTACCCGATTCCGACCCCGCTCTGCCGGGCTTTACAAAGCACCATGCCCTTGAGTACAGCGCGACCCGCCTGAAAATCGCGGGCGTATTTTCAAAACACGGTCCTTGTGGCAGACTCCGGCGTTGCTGCGATGCGCGTGGCGAGGAGTTGGGCCTGTGGGTGCCCCTCGTGGGTTTGGACCGGCGCGCGTTTGCGGCAGGGGTGGTCGGCCCCTGATCGGCCAACATCGGGGCGTTTTGGCCGCGCGGTGCTGGGACTCTCCGGCCGCGCGGTTTTTTTTCCTCGGGTTTCCTCCTTTTTTGGCCGGGACAATTTCGTGATGCGGGGTGGCGGGATCTTGGCGGGTTTGGCGGACGCGGGGCGGCTGGTGGTGGTGCTGGTCGTGTTGGCGGTGTTGTTGATCGGGTGTTTTGGCGTGATCCAATGGGCGTCGGGGGGGCCGGTGGTGGTGGTGAACCCCGAGAGTGCGGACCCGTGCCGGGTGACGCCGGTGACGGCGACGGTATTCGTGTTGGACGGTGAGCAGAACGTGGTGGTGCGGGGGACGTTTTCGGGCAACTGCAGCAACCCGGTGCCGCCGGTCATGCCGCCGGATCCGTTGGCGTGCAACGCGCACAACACGTCGGACCTTGACGACTTGGGGTACGTGCGGATGTGCGCGGGGAACGTGCGCTCGCTCAATTCGAGCCTGCATGCGCGGTGGGACAACCAGTATTCGGGGCTGATGAGCGGGCCGTGGCCGGGGGCCGCGGGGCAGTTCGGCTTTGGTCTGGTGGTGACGGTCAATGCGCAGGGGTACGGTTCGTTTGCGTTCAACACGGGCGGAACCGAGGCGGGGGTGACGTTTCAGTCGAACACCAGTTACGGGGTGCAGGGGATGCTGTCGGTGAGCACCTTGCCGGGGGACACGTTTGGCGGGAGCACGGTGTGCAGTACGCCGGGCACGGCGGTGAACCTGTCGAGCAAGGCGGGGACGAAGGCGCAGTGCAAGCTCAAGCTGAACACGGACTACTACCTCACGATCAGCATGGCGGACTACTTTGCGCCGCACCTGACCGACTGCGAGGGCAACACCTGCTCGACAGGGTGGACGGTGTACCGCTATGGGAATTGATCGAATTATCGGGGACGACGGCGGGGCGGCTGCGGCCTACACTCCGACGCGGCGCGCTTTTCTCGCGGCGCTGGTGGCGGCTCCGGTGGCCGCGGTGGCGGCGCGGGTGTTGCCTGCCGAGCCGCCGGGCGTGCCGTGGTGGAACCTGCTGGGCCTCGAGAAGCCGCTGTTCCCCGAGGTCGCGGCGGATGAGCCGGTGGCGACGATCGCGGACGGGCAGATCGGCCGCTTCTACAGCTTCCGCTTCGTCGAGTCGCTGCCGCTGGCCCCGGCGTGGGACGATCCGCTGTACGCCTCGTGGCGCGAGAACCGGCCCGGTGGTAGCCTCGCGCCGCACTTCCCATCCATCCTCCGAGGAGACCCGCATGCGTGTTCAGGTGATTCGCCAGAAACTTCCCGTCCGGCCGCGCGTACCGTTTACGCCGATCAACCCGAGCCAGCCGCCGGGCTACTTGGCCGGTCCGGAGGCTGACGGCCAGTGCAAGACGTGGGGTCTGGCCGAGGCGATCGCGGTGGCGCTGGATTTCGCGCGCAACAACGCGGGCACCGACGAGGCCAAGAGCGCGCGCGGTTTTGCCATCACGCTGCGCGCGCCGGACGGTTCGCCGAAGTCGGTGCAGGTGCAGACGACCTCGTACGTGTACGAGCTCGAGGAGCAGCAGGAGGTGTCGCTGACCGCGGGCTGCCTGCTGGCGCGCGCGTACGGCGCGGGCATCGAGGGCTGGCGCACGGCGCAGCATCAGGATCTCAACTACGACCCGCGCTGGCCGACGCCGATCGACGAGGCGATTGCCGTGTCGAATGCCAACGTCGACGCGAACGGCAACCAGACCTACGCCGGGGTACAGGTGGTCGACCTGTTCGACCTGTTCTTCAACGCGCTCATCGCGGACATCCGGCACGGCTCGTACGTGTTCAGTCCGCCCGCGGGCGCGCAGCAGGAGTGACGCCATGATCATTTACCTGAGTCTGCTGTTCGCGATCGTCGGCCTGATCATGTACTTCATCGCGAGCAACCCGAAGGTGCAGCGCGTGGGCGAGATCATGCTCGCCGCGGGCCTGCTGGCCTTCCTGATCAACGCGCGCGAAGTGATGCAGGTGATCGGCGGTCACTGACGTGTGGACACGCCGGTCATCGTCGCGGTGATTTCGATCGCCGAGGCGGTGCTCGGAGCGGTCCTCGCGCACATCGTCTACGACCGGCGCGAGCTCAAGCGGTTGAACGGTCAGTTGCGGCGGGTGCGCAAGCGCCTCGCCCAACTGGAGAATGTGAAAAAGTAGAGGAGTATACAATGCCGCCAGCCCTCATCATGCCGACCAACGGCCGCATCGTGTGGTTCCGCGGCCCGGCCACCACCGCGCCGCTCGAGCAGCCGAAGGCGGCGATCATCGTCTACGTCCACAACGAGCGGCGCGTGAACCTCGCCGTGTTCGGGCCGCAGGGCAACCTCACGGCCGTCACCGACGTGCCGCTGCGCCAGCCGGGCGACGAGGAGCTCGCGGGGATCTACTGCGAGTGGATGCCGTACCAGCAGCAAGTCGCACGGGGTGAGATTCCGCCGGTGCTGCACGCGGACGCGCCGCAAAAAGGCTGAGTGAGCTTGGAAGAGCAACTGCAGGATCTGCGCGGTCGGGCGCGCGAACTGGCGCGCGAGTTTGGCGCGAAGCTGCCGCAGTTCCTCGACGTGCTGCACGAGATCAACCGCGTGAGGGTTCTGCTACAGTGGCCCGCGCGTGCCGCCCAGCGCGGCAAGGTCGAGCCGTACCGCTTCCGATGAACTTCCACTCGAATTACACGCATTCGCTGGCGCTGACCGAGCGCAAGTTTCAGCGCATGTCGAAGCGACGGCGCAAGCGGGCGAAGGAGTTCATGCTGCACATGAATTTCCGGCCGTTCGACTACCTGCGCATCTGGGCGGTCGACCACGCGGCCTTGGTCCGAGCGGTGTCGCCGCCGTGACCGAGCCTGCCCAAGCACTCGAGCCGGTCACGCTGCACGAGCCGCGCAACCAGCACGAGTTGCGGCAGGTCGACTTCGTGCATCACCTGCTCAAGACGGTCGAGGTGGCGCGCTCGTACCGCGACGTGTTCGCGCCCGGCACCGACGTGACCTCGGCGCACCATGTCGCGGGCACGCGGATGATGAAGGATCCGTACGTCGGGATCTGGATCAAGGAACTCGCCAAGCACGCGCTCGAGGCGGCGGGCGTCGACCGCGAGCTCGCCATCCGCCGCTTGCTGCAGACGATCGATTCGGACATCACCGACTTCGGCCGCACGGTGGTCGGCGAGGACGGCGTCGAGGTCGACGACGGCTTCATGTCGCTCAAGGAGATGCGCGAGAAGCTGCCGCCGGAGAAGCGCCGCCTGATCCGAAAGTATACTGAGCGCCTCAACGCCAAGGGCGCGGTGATCATGCGCCAGATCGAGCTCGAGCCGAAGCATCAGGCGCTCGAGTTGCTCGCGCGGATCCAGAACTGGGTGTCGCCCGACCAAGTCAACGTCGTGCATGGCGACATGATCGTGAACGTGATCTCGCGCGCGCAGTCGGCGGCGCTCCGGCGCGTGGCGGCGCTGCGCCCGGCGATCGAGGGTAGCGCGACCGCGACGCAGATCTCGCGATCGGCGCAGGCGTCGAACCTGCTCACAAGCCCGGCGAAGGACGAGCGCGGGCGGCAGGTGGCCGAGCCGATCAACGCGCCCGAGCCTGACGCGCCGGTGTGAACGCGGTCGTCGCCGAGCAGCAGGAAGTCTGGCCGGAGCCGCGCACCGAGGACGAGTTCAGGGCGTGGGGCGAATTCACCGCGCACTACCAGTCCGATCCGCTGGGCTTCGTCTGCACGGTGTTCCCGTGGGGCGTGCCGGGCTCGCCGCTGGAAAACGAGGAGGGGCCGGACGTCTGGCAGGCGGTGATCCTCGACGAGCTCGGCAAGCAGATCCGCGCGGGCATGCAGGTGATCCGCATCGCGGTCGCGTCGGGCCACGGCGCGGGCAAGTCGACGCTGATGGCGTGGATCACGATCTGGTTCCAGACCTGCTTCCCGCGCAACAAGTCGCGCGTCACCGCGGGCACGATGCCGCAGTTGAAATCGGGCACATGGCGCGAGGTGGCGAAGTGGCACGAGCTCGCCGCCAACCGCTGGCAGTTCGAGTGGACGCAGACGAAGTTCATCTGCAACTGGAAGCCCAATACGTGGTACGCCGAGGCGATGGCGTGGAGCGAGCACAACTCGCAGGCATTCGCCGGTGTGCATGAAGAGATCGTGATGTTTCAGTTCGACGAGGCGTCGACGATCGCCGATTCGATCTGGGACGTGTCCGAGGGCGCATTTACCACAAAGGGAATTTTTCTCGCGTTCGGCAACCCGACCGAGCCGGAGGGTCGCTTCGCCGAATGTTTCGGCAGCAAGTCGCATCGCTGGACGACGCTGCACGTCGACTCGCGCGACTCGCGGAAAGCGAACAAGGAATTCCTGCAGCAACTGATCGACGACTGGGGCATCGATTCGGACTACGTGCGCGTGCGCGTGCTGGGCCTGTTCCCGATCCACGGCAGCCTCGCCTTCATCCCGTCGGGCTGGATCTCGATGGCGATCGCGCGCGCGCTGGTCTTCGACCCGCTGCAGATCCCGCGTGCGATTCCGCTGCTGATGGGCGTCGACGTCGCGCGGCAGGGCGAAGACCAGAGCGTCATCGTGCTGCGCAAGGGCCGCTACCTGCTGCCGACGATCTACCCGTACCGGATCCCCGACACGATGCGGCTGGCCTCGATGGTCGCCGAGAAGATCCGCGAGCACCGCCCCGACATCGTCTTCATCGACGGCAGCGGCGGCTACGGTGCGGGCGTGATCGATCGCCTGCGGCAACTGGGCTTCCCGGTCGTCGAGGTGCAGTTCGGTGCGAAGGCGGACCTGCCGAAAAAATTCGTGAACAAGCGCGCCGAGATCTGGTCGCGCTGTCGTGACTGGATCCGCGACGAGGCGGTGTTGCCGAACGATCCGGAACTGCGCACCGCGCTCGAGACGCCCGGCTACGGCTACGAGCGCAAGACCGAGCGCCTGAAGCTCGAGTCGAAGGACGAGATCCGCAAGCGCGGCGGACAGTCGCCCGATTACGGCGACGCGCTGGCGGTGACTTTCGCGCAGGCGGTGCCGGTGAAGATGCAGGACGAGGAGGTCTCGCTCGAGCCTGATGTGGTCTGAAGGAGCCAAAGATGGGCCGAAAGCTGTCATTCGATGAGCGTTACATGCCGATTCCCGAGACGGGCTGTTGGCTTTGGACTGGTACTTGGGATGAAAACGGGTACGGGAAAATGATTGGCGGTCGCGCCCACAGGATTTCCTACGCGATGCACGTTGGCCCCATCCCGGCGGGGTTGTGCGTTTTGCACAGATGCGACACGCCAGCGTGCGTCAACCCAGCGCATCTTTGGCTCGGCACGCATCTTGAGAACATGGCTGACATGGGCAGGAAAGGAAGATCGCGCTGCAAGAAACTCAATGCGACGCAGGTTTTAGAGATCCGAGATTCACGCGAGACCCTTGTAACGCTGGCTGAAAAGTTCGGCGTGACATTCGGGATGATCTCTCACATCAGACGTCGTTGGCGTCGCGGTAACGTGGTATAACGCGGCGCACGGGAGAGAGCCATGCCGTATACGCCGCCGCGCGCCCCGACTGCCAAACGAATCGACATGCGCACCTTGGTGGCGTCGCTCGATCCGGCATGGCGCGATCCGGCAGAAGTATACTTGTTCCCCAACGGCCGCAAGTTCACCGAACCGCAAGGCGCGCCTCCGGCGACCGAGCCGCTGTGGCTCGGCACGGTGTACGCGACGAGTGACGGCAAGGGCTTCTACCAAGCCTCGACCTCGCAGATGATCCTGTACGGGACGATTCCCTGATGCCGACGCCGCCGTTTGTCACGCGCATTTTCAAGGACGTCGGCGTCGTTGCTGCCATGGCCGGGGGCACGGTCATGGGCACGAACAACTTGGGCGTCGACGCGCGCTTCGTGCTCGGCCAGCCCAACGGCATCCCCCTCCTCGACGCCGCAGGCAACATCAAGAGCGGCGCGCCCGGTCGGTTGCTCAAGGTGACGTTCCTGACCGTGGCCGGGGCCGGGGTGTTCCTCACCGGGCCGATCACGACGGCGATCTACGCAGAGCTCGTGGGCGGCTCCGGAGCGGGCGGCGGCGCGGTCGCGGCAGCAGCCAACGCGGCCATCGGCGGCGGCGGGCAGGCGGGCAGCTACGCGGCCAAGCTGATGGTGGTGACGCCTGCCACGAACTACAACTACGTGGTCGGCGCGGGCGGCGCGGGCGTGGCGGGCGCGCAAGGCAACACCGGCGTGACCACCAGTTTCGCGACCGGCACGGCGAGTGAGATCGATGCGTTCGCGGGCAAGGGCGGTCCGACGCTTGCCTCGGGCGTGGCGCTCGGGTTCGTCGACGGCGGCTGGCAGCCGGGCGGTGGCGGCGGCGCGTTCGACGTCAACCTGATCGGCGAGGGCGGCGGCATCGGCACGCGATTGAGCGGCACGGTCGCGGCGTCCGGCCGGGGCGGCAACTCGACCTACGGCGCGGGCGGTCGCGGGCTCATCGCTGCGGGCGCTGGCATCGCGGGAGATCTCGGCGGCGGCGGCGGCGCGCTGAGTTTCTCGGCCTCCTCGTTCGCCGGTGGCGCAGGTTCTGCTGGCATGATCATCCTGCGGGAGTACGCATGAGCTTTCCCGAACTGAAGTGGAACGCGCCGGTGCGGCCGGACGGTCCTGCCGGTGAGCCGGAGGGGCTGATCTTCCATCCGGACATGTTCGACAACCACGCCTCGTTGGTGATCCTCGCCAAGGACGTGATGGATCTGTTGCACCGGCACTACCCCGGCCACGCATGGGCGGTGCAGATCAACGAGTTCGGCCGCATGCTGAACATCTTCAACACGCTGCTGCATCCGGTGTGGGGCTACACGATCCGCGCGTCCGACATCATGGACGACCCGCGGCGCGAGAAGGCCGTGCTCGCCGGTGGCGAGATCCTCGAGCGGTTCGGCCTGAAGCGCGGCATGCTCGACATGGAGGCGTACAACGCGCTGCCGAAGGATCCGCGCGGCAACTGCTTCCCGATCTTGAGCGGCCTCGAGACCGCGGCGGCGAAAAAGGAACTGCGCAAGCGCGCACTCGATGAAGCGATCGACGCCGGGCGCACGTTCATCGATGAGCAGGGCCGCGTGATCGTTGGCGTGAAGCACTGACGTGGCAAACGTCATCGAGGACTACAGCAAAAACGGCGTGCCGATCAAGGGGCCGGTGGGCTCGCGCGCGATGAGCAACCTGTCGGCCGGGGGTGGCGCGCCGAAAGACACCAGTGGATTTGGTCCCGGCCAGACGATGAAGGGTTCATCGACCGACAGCGGCATGCGCAGCAACGTGCCGCTCGAGGGCGACGACGACGCCGTCGAAGAGAAGCCACCCGGCGCGGACTGGATGGTGCTCGCGCGCGAGAATTTCCAGATCTCGCAGAACTGGTTCGACATCTCGGTGCGCAGGCGCATCGAGGACAACCTCGCGCACGCGTACGGTCGGCACGCGAGCGGCAGCAAGTACTACTCGCCGGACTACGACAAGCGCAGCAAGTACTTCCGGCCGAAGACGCGCACGATGATGCGCAAGCTCGAGGCGGCGCTCGCGCTCGCGCTGTTCTCGACCGCGGAGGTGACGAACTGCGAAGCATTGAACCAGTCGGATCCGGCGCAGGTCACGGCGGCGAAAGTCCACACGGCGGTGCTCAATCACCGGCTCAAGCAAACGGTGCCGTGGTTCAAGATCGCGCTCGCGGGTTTCTTCGACGCGATGTCGCAGGGCGTGGTGCTCTCGTGTCAGGAGTGGCGCTACCAAGAGGCCACGATCATCGAGGACGAATACGACGCCACCGGCAAGGCGACCGGCGTCGAACGCAAGAAGACGAAGATCACGCGCGACACGCCGTGGGTGCGGCTGATCCCGGTGGAGAACGTGCGCATCCACCCGTCGAGCGACTGGGCCGATCCGATCAACTCGAGCCCGTACGTGATCGAGCAGATCCCGTGGTTCGTCGACGACCTCGTCTACCACATCAAGAACGCGCGCTCGTACGGCTCGCAGGTGCCGTACCTCAAGGACTTCAACGAGCAGGAGTTGCTCTCCGGCGGCTCCGACCAGAGCGCGACCGCGCAGGTCATTCGCCAAGCGCGCGAGACCGGCGCACGACTCGACCGCTACTCGCAGGTGCAGCAGGGCCAGCACAACCGCATCGTGTGGGTGCATCGGAACATCGTGCGCGTCGACGGCCTCGACTACGTCTACGAAACGCTCGGCACCGTGCGCCAGCTTTCCGACCCGGTGCCGCTCGAGGAAGTGTTCGGCATCTCGCGTCGCCCGTACGTGATGGGCAACTGCATGATCGAGCCGCACCGGATCTACCCGTCGGGCCCGGTCGAGGTCAGCAAGTCGCTGCAGGAATTCGGCAACGATATTCTCAATCAGCGCAACGACAACATCCGCCTCGCGTTGAACAACCGCTACATCGTCAAGCGCGGGCAGATGACCGACATGCGCTCGCTGATGCGCAACGTGCCCGGCTCGATCACGATGACGACCGAGCCGACTTCCGACGTGAAGCAACTCGAGACGAAGGACGTCACGTCGGCGGCGTACACCGAGCAGGACCGCATTGATCTGGACTTCGGCGACGTCACCGGCACGATGAGCCAGTCGACCATCGGCGCGGTCAGCCAGCGCGACCAGAAGGTGCGCAACACCGAGCTCCTCGGCCAAGGCGCGGACCTCGTCACCGAACTGGGCCTGCGCACGTACGTCGAGACATGGGTGCAGCCGGTGCTGGCGCAGTGCGTGGAGCTCGAGCGCGAGTTCGAGAACGACCAGACCGTGCTCGAGATCGCCGCAGGCGAAACCTCGCAGTCCGACTGGCAGACCGCGTTCCGCGCGATGCAGCAGCCGGTCAACCTGCAGGTCAGCGTCGGCTTCGGCAACACCGACCCGCTGCAGCGGATCCAGCGCCTCGCGATCGGCTTTTCGACGATCGGCCAGATGGCACCGCAGATGGCCGCGGAGGTCAGCGGTCCCGAGGTCGTGCGCGAGGTGATGGGCATCCTCGGCTACAAGGACGGCTCGCGCTTCTTCCCGTCGGTCAAGCAGCAGGGGCAGGAAGATCCGCAGGTCACCAACCTCAAGAAGCAGGTGGCGGATCTGCAGGCCGCGGCGCAACAGGAAGCGGCGAAGCACGCGTCGGCGGAAAAGATTGCGCAGATCAGGGCGTCGTCCGCGGAAAAGATCGCGACGATCAAGGCGCAGGTGCAGGCCAACGTCGCGCTCGGCACGCAGGCCGCGAAGCACTACGTCGCCGACCTCAAGCACCAGATCGCGCAACTCGACACGCAGATCCTGCGCGAGGGCAACGTGATCAAGCAGGGCCAGTTGCTGCTCGAGCGCGAGGCGCTGTCGAACTCGATCATGCAGGCCGATCGCGAATTCCAGTTGAAGATCGCGACGTCCATCCCGTCGCCGCAGCAGGCGACGCTGCCGACCGAGACGCCGGAGCTCTCGCAAGACCAGCCGTTCATCCAGTCGTTGCGTTCCAACGGCGGCGGGCCCATGGTGCCCGGTGCCGCGGGCACGATCGAGCGCGGCAAGTTCGGCCAACTGCCCGGCGCGGCCGGGTGAATTAGTAATTCGCAAAAGGAGATTAAAAATGCCTCCACAGCCGTTCAACATCACGCCGACGCCGGTGTCGCCGACGAATCCGACGCCGCCGTCGCAGCCCGCGGGCGGCAATCGCGCGTCGCTGCCGGGACCACGCTTCGGCAAGCCGATGCCGCCGGATCCGACGCTGTCAGCGCCCACCGGCAAGACGCCGCACCATCGCTCGAGCTTGTTCGCGAAGGGCAAGACGAACAAGGGCAAGCACATCATCCCGAAGGCGAAGTACGGCACGGGCCGCGCGAAGCCGACCGCGGAGTACTGACGTGCCCGACGTCAGCAAGGCGCAGCGCAAGTTGATGCTGGCGACGGAGCACGGCTGGAAGAAGCCCGGCGGCGGCGGACCGTCGCCCGAGGTCGCGGCAAAATTCACCGCGGCGGACAAGGCCAAGGGCAAGCGGTACGTCAACGCGCTGCCCCAGCGCAAGACGAAGCCGCCGCGGTTTGCATGACCGAATCGTTCGGCATCTCGGTCGCGCTCGCGCAGTCGTTCGTCGACAGCGAGTTCGGCATGCGCTTGTGCGAGCCGTTTCCGATTGGCACACTGCACCGCGGAAATCTCCTCTACCTCGTGGCGTGGCAGCGCAAGTACCGGCCCGTCTACAAGCGCCGCACGCCGAAGCACAGGAAGCGCAAGCATGGCTGAACAAGACCTCGACGAATTGCAACGTGCCGCCGACGAACGCATCGCCGCCGCGCATGCCGCCGAGGCGGACCTGCTCGAGCATTTGCAGAATCGTGGACTTGTGGAAGTGTGGAAAAAGGTCAAGGATGGCCTGCACTGCGAAAAATTCCTCGAGTCGCGCACCGGCAAGCATGTCGTCGACCGATTGGTCCGCACGATCACCGACGCGCAAGAGGCGTGGCTGCTCGCGGATGATCCGCTGGATCCGGAAGTGGTCAAGGCGCACCGGCGTGCGCAGGCCGCGCACATGGCGATCTTCGCGCTCGACGAAGTTCTCCTCGAAAGCAAGGAAGCGCAGAACGATCTCGAGCGCATCCAGAGGGAAGTCGGCAATGACTGAAGAGGCAATGATTCCGGTCGGCGACGTCCTCGAGCATCTCGCGCGCACGGCGCACGCGATGGAGAAAGACGGCGAGGGCTTCGGCTGCGTCGTCGTGCTGCTCGTCAACAAGCAGGGCGGCTGGGCCGGTGGCGTCGGCGGCGAGCAGGCGCTCGAGCTCGACAAGCTGCTGCTGACCGTGCGCGACTCCGTTGTGCGCGGCGAGAATTCCTTCACCCTCTTCACGAAACGCGATCACCCAATTGAACCGAACGGCGGATGAGAGGCTGCGGCCATGGCAATCAGAGAGACAGCATCGAGCACCACGAAGGGCACCGGCACCGACACGTTGAAGATCAGGGGCGGGGGCGATCCTCGCGAGGTTGATCTGGAGCGCCCGCAGCGCGACATCATCGAGCGCAACCTCGATCCGAACGCGTCGCGCAAGGCGATCATCGGGCGCTACAACGCGCTCCATCAGGCCGAACGCGAGCAGGATCTTGCGGAGGTTCCCGGCGCGGCCGAACTGCAGGCCGGGTACGAGGAGGGTGGCGATGCCGTGGTTGCTGACGTCGCGACGGCGGGCGACAGCGCGATGCAGACGCCGCGCAATGTGGTTGCGGAAGAGCCGACGCCGGGTGTAGATTCCGGCGCGAGCGGCGACGAACTTGTCACGCTCAAGGTTTACGGCAAGGAGATCCAAGAGTCGCGCGCCGCAGTTGAAGCTGCAGGCGGCGTCGAGGCTCGACAGATCCAACTCGCCGCCGAGCACAAGCTGGAGCAGGGCGATCTCAACATCGCCCAAGCCGAGCGCGATGCTCACAGAGCACAAGAGCTCTCGCAGGTCGCGGCAGACAAGCGCCGCGCTTTCGAGAAGCTGAAGAAAGAACTGAACGCCGACAGCAGACCCACTGAACCGGCTTCAGCAACGGCCACCGGCTCCCCGGCGCGCCAACCCGCAAGTGCCGAGACCCCGGCACCCAAGGGACCAGTAGACCGCACCAAGATTGAAAATTTGGTGACCGAGCTCTACGCGGGAGATCCCGACCGTGCCGTAGCGGCCATGGCGGAAGTGCTTGAAGCGACTCATCGTTCACCGGGTGTGGACGTCGACAAGCTGATTGCACTGGAGCAGGCGAGGTTCGAGAAGGAGTGGGCAGAGAGGGAATCTGCCGCTGCGACGAAGTCGCAGGTCGACGCGGTCAATGGGCTGATGCAGGATCGGTACAAGGTCATCCTCGACGATCCGACGCTGCGCAAAGATTGCGCCCACCTGTACAACGCCGAAGTGGCGGACGCGAAGAACCGCGGCAGGCCATGGGTCGTCATCGCTGACGAAGTTGCAAAGCGAGTGCTGGGTCGAGCAGGTATCGTCGATGCACCGAATGCCGATGTCACGGCAGCGGTCCACACACGCACCAACTTCAAGCGGCGCATCCCGCAGCCTTCGACGGCATCGGACCGGGTTCCCGCGCAAGAGGTCGTGCCCGACTACCCAACCTCACCGGCAGACGTGGTCAAAATGTACCGCGCCTCGCGACATCAGCCCGTGTACTGACAAACGCAGTACACGAGGGTCGGCGGGGGCGGGCCTGATGAGGAGTCACCCCCATGGCGGGTCAAATTTGGAGTGTGAACGCGCTCGGCGGCTTCATGTTCGCCCCCGAGTTGTCGAACGTACTCCGCATGTCCGTGCTGCCGGTCGTGAAATTCCGGCAGTTCTGCGATGCGAAGGACGCCACCGACAAGGGTCTGCAGCGCGGCGACACGTACTCGTTCAACGTCTACTCACGCGCGCAAACCAAGGGCGCGCCGCTGAACGAAACGAACGCCATGCCCGAGACCAACTTCATCATCACGCAGAAGAGCGTGACGATGACGGAGTACGGCAACTCCGTTCCCTTCACCCAGAAGCTCGACAACCTGTCGCAGCACCCGGTGCAGGAGATCATCCACCGCGTGCTGAAGCACGACTGCAAGCAGGCGCTCGACATCCAAGCGTGGGCGCAGTTCAACTCGACCGGACTGAAGGTCAACAGTTCGGATGCTGCGGCGAGCGCGGGCGCGTCGATCGTGATCAGTTCGTCGCCCGGCACCGGCTCGATCGGCGTCGTCAACAACTGCCCGTTCGCCAAGGGCCACCTGCGGTTGATCGTCGACAACATGAAGGAGCGCAACATCCCGGCCTTCATCGGCGATGACTACTACTGCATCGCGCGGCCGACGACCTTCACGTACATCAAGGGTTCGGACCCGGCCAACCCGCAGTTGGAGCAGACGTATCAGTACACCGAGACGGGCTTCGGCATGATTATGAACGGCGAGATCGGCCGCTTCTACAACATGCGCTTCGTGGAGCAGACGCACATCCCGAAAGGCGGTGCGGAAAACTTCACGACGTTCAACCCGCAGACCGACACACCACAGCCGTGGTCGAACAACAAGTCGGACTGGATCTTCTTCTTCGGCGAAGACACTGTCGCCGAGGCCATCGCGATTCCCGAGGAGATCCGCGGCAAGATCCCCACCGACTACGGTCGGAGCAAGGGCATCGCGTGGTACGCTTTGCTGGGGTACGGGAGGACGCAGGGTGACAAGACTGCGGACGATTTCCCGAACTCCCGCATTCTGAAGTGGGAGAGCCAGACATGAGCTACGACACCTCCGGCATCCGCAACGTCTACAACTTCTCCGGCGTCAACAACGCCGCCTCGGCGGCGCTTGGCGCGATTCGCGTCCCGGCGGGCTGCCGCTTCGCTGCCATCGATGACATCTCGGCTGGCGTCGCCGCGGCAATTGTCGGCACGACGGCTGCCGGTCTCATCCAGATCGGCACAGTTGCGACGATCGCCAAGTACGCCGCGCAGGCTGTCGGCCCGCTGACCGGATTGCCCAACGTCGGTTCAGCGTACGGCAGTCAAGATCTCGATGGACGTGTCGCGGCCTACAACCCCGGCCTCGCTCCATCGGCAACGCAGAAGGGGCGCATCGACCTGATGCAGGATGGCGACACGCCGGGCGTGCTGCAGACAGCGTTGCGTGTGTCCAATGCTGCGGCCACAGGCACGCCTGCGGGCACGTACAACGTCACCATCACCGTCCGCTTCTGGTAATACAATCGGGGCCACCCGCACGACAAAGCGGGTCGCCCTACCGAGGAGAGCACCATGGGCAAGATGAGCTACCCCGGCGGCAACAACGCCGGTGACACTGAAACCACCAACGTCGAACCGGCGCTGCCGGGCACGCGCATCAAGACACCCGATCGCGGCTCGAGCACCGGCGCGAGTCTCGAGGACGGCGTTTCCTGCCGCGAAGAGATCCATTCGGTCACGCCCGAAGACATCGGCGCGGACACCGAGGGCGCGGGTCAGATCCACATGCAGCACCCGAAGACGAGCGCCGGTCGCGGCACCCGTTGGGGTTGAGGAATAACCGCAGAGTGAGGAAGGGCAGACCGGGCGACAGCCTTCGTGCGGCCCGGTCTTTTTTTCAGGAGGTGATCCATGGCGCGCAACACACTCACTCTGGGCTTCGCTCTCGGCGAAGGCAGCGAAGGCGATTCCGAGAAGGG